CGCTAAATCTAAATCATCACTTAACCAACTAATTAAAAAATCTTTTTCTTTTTTTGTTAGTTTTATATTCATTCCTTTTCTTATCCCATGTAAATAAGATAAGCAAATAAAAAATTAAAATATTTTCGAAAAAAATAACCAAATGAAAAATGACAAAAATCCAACTAATAGTGGATAACGTATTGTGAAATACAATATATATGCGAATAATTCTCCCATTTGCATAAGATAATATTAAATTTAAAAAAAACAACTTATATTTTTTTTATTTCTTTAATAACTGTATTTGGAATAATGGTTGTATTTCCTATTGTTTCAATTTTCTTTTTATCATCTGATAGTGAATAATCACCAAAAATTCGTGTTATACCTTTGGATTGACTTAATAAATGTCCTTTAGTTATGCAAGTTGCTAATTCACTTTTTTTTACTTCCTCAAAACTACTCCAATTAGAGTTAGAGACAATATCAAACCACTCACAAGAAACCATAGGATATTTATCAATTTCTTGATAAATTTTTTTTGGACGAAAAATTTTTTTACTTTTTCTTTTTACCTTTTTCATAAATATTTACATAGTAAAGTTTCAAGAATTTGAAAAAATTTTACATAGTAAAGTTTCACGCATATGAAAAAAAGTTACATAGTAAAGTTTCAACAATATCATTTTTTATCCTCTGTTTTCACAGAAACAACACCTATCGAAGTATATAAGTGGGCATTATGAACTTCATTAAAAACTGTCATAAAACCACCACTACGTAATAGCTTTTTCTGGCGTGACGTTAATAATATCTTTGGCTTCTCCGATCTTATTTTCCAACTCAGATAACCTTTTTTCAAGTTGCTCACGACTCATACCCTCCAATCCAACATGTGTTACTTCTTTCTTATCTATAAACATACCTGCCATTTGACCTGACCTGTACTCTGCATTTACAGCTACTGCAAATTGTTTTTTGTCTTCTGCCTTCTTACTTAAAGTTTCAAACCTTTTATATTTTTTTAATTTATCACCCTCATGTTTTTTAAGTTCTTGATTATATTTCATTTCCATATATCTAACTACATGTGGGTTTTTGTTTGGGTCTGTGAGTCTACTTGCTATTTCAGTTGGTCCTTCAGGCTTATTTGATTTATAACCAGCTCGTTTAGCTGCCTCTACTTTTGATATTTCTCCCCAATTAGATACATAAATATCGACAAAAGCTTTTTGCTTTAATGTTAATTCATTTGTAGATTTTAAAGTATTTTTTCTTTTTGCCATTTCTTGACCTGTTATATCATGAAATTTTTCCTAATACACTTCACTACAAACAAAAAATTTAAAATAAAATTTGTAAAAAATGCGTCCTCTGTATCTTATTTCTGCCATATTCCTAAAATTGACAATATTTTCCTAGGAAATTCCTAGTGTTTTCCTAGTCTAAAATGCTCTAGAATTGTTGTATATCAACGTTTTTCCTAGAACTTGCTTAAAAAAGGGCTATTTCAAAAAAAATAAAAAAAAATGTTTGTAAGA